ATGCGGAATTATAGGCCGCCCTCGCAGTATTCTCAGTACCGTGCCGGTGATATCGACTCTGGTTATCAGGCCGGTAACATCAGGAATCTGTATCAAGCAGATCAGCGCGGCGTTGACTATGAGGCTGGTACATTTGATCCGGGATATGAGGCAGGAAGCCGAGATCAGGGTTATCAAGCGCGTGAACTAATGTCTGGTTACTCGGCTGGTGAATTTGATCCTCGCTATACTGGTGGCGGGATAGATCAAGGGCCGGGATTCCAAGCAGGCACCATTGCAGACCCAGCCACACTAGAAAAATACATGAACCCGTACCAGCAGTTGGTCACGGATATTCAAAAGCAAGAAGCGCAAAAGCAATCTGACATAGCCCAGTCCAAGATAGAGCAGCAGGCTGCCGCATCAGGTGGTCTGGGTGGATACAGAGAAGCCATCTTGTCGGCAGAGCTTGGCGCTGATACGAGAAAGCAGCTTGCAGATATTCAGGCTACTGGCGATCAGGCTGCCTTCAAGCAAGCTCAAGCGGCGTTTGAAGCTGATAGAGGGGCGCGACTATCCGAAGGCAAGTTCGGTTTAGAGGCGGCAGCCCAGCGTCAGCAAGCGTTACAAGCGGAAGAGAAGTTTAGGCAAGATGCGTTTGCCCAAACAGAATCCGGCAGAGCACTGATGGAAAAGCTTGAACAGTCAGCATTCCAAGCAGGTGAGCAGGCCAAGCAGGAAGCAGCAAAGCTTGGTCTTACAGCGCAGCAGCAAGAGGAAGCCGCAAGGCAGGCAGAAGAAAAGTTCAAGCAACAGCAGTTCGGCACTAATGAGCAGCTAAGACTTGCTCAACAGAAAGAAGAACGTGCTGTGTTCCAAGCTGGTGAAGCAGCTAGACAGCAGGCTGCAAAACTTGGATTGACGGAACAAGAGATGCAAGAGCGGGTCAATCAGGCTGAGAATCAAGCTCGTATGGCTGCTCGTCGGGAGAACGCTGCACTCGAAGAACAGCGAGCAAGGCTTGGTCTGTCTGCCATTGCTAGTGACAGGGCTGATCGTGGTCAGCAACTAGATTCCGCCCGGTTACTTGGTCAGCTAGGCGTAGATGCACAGCGTATGGAGATCGAGCGTCTCAGGAACCTGCAAGCTGCCGGTGAGATTGAGCGCATGATGTCACAGCGCGGCATGGATATGGGGTATGAGGACTTCTTGCGTCAGCAGGCATTCCCAAGAGAACAGCTAGCGTTCTATAACGCGATGCTTCAAGGGTTACCAGTCACGCCGGGAACAACCACGACAAGCTTCGGCGGCCCTAGCGATACCGAGCGATTGCTTGGCGCAGGCATTGGCGGTGTCGGTTTGTATAACGCCACACGGGGTTAGTAAGAAGTTATGAACATACTTGATGTTGAAGACATGATTAAAGGGCTGCCAGACCAACGGCTACAGCAAGAAGCTGAAGCTCCTACTGGTCAGGTGCCTCAGTTTCTTGTGATATCAGAGATACAAAGACGCGCAGATATGCGTAAACGTTTCGCTGATCAGCAACAACAGGCTCCTCAAGGCACGGTTAAGGATCAGGTGCTACAACAGGGTATCGCGTCCGTAGCACCCCCTCCGCAGCCCATGCAGGCGGCTATGGGCGCGGCACCAATGCAGGCCCAGCCTATGCCTCAACAGATGTACAGCGGCGGTGTTGTGCAGATGGCTCCCGGTGGGCTTACTAGGGACGATCTTGGCGCTCTTTACGATTATCAGAGACCAATGGTCTCTACTCGACGCGGAGCTAGACCAGCCCCCAACAGCCTCTCACGAGAGGAGTTGATATTGGCAGAGCTTGGCGCGGATTATAAAGGATTTATGCCGGGGAACTTTGATTCTCCGAGTGCTAAAGATGTTTTCATTGATGATGCTCTAGCGTTTGCCAACAGCAGAACTGGAGGCACTGCTCCGGGTATCGTGACCCAAAACGCAGGAGTGGACGAGCTTGTTGATAATGCTCTCAGGCAAGTTAACCAAGCGGAAATAGATGATGGCGACAAGATAGTCGATCCGCCTGAGGGTGCAGCCGGAGGAACAACTCCTATTACCAAGGAGGTTGCTGAGACAGCCAGTGCTGTTGTTACGCCTGAAACCAAAGTTAATAATGATCTAAACAAGCCAGATCCAAACAAGTCTCCGTTGAGCGTATATGATCAAGCAATACAAGAATATGGTGAGCTTAAAGGAAGCACTATCGATGCAAGCGGTGCAACACGAGGTGTTCTGGATCTAGCTAGAGAGAGCCTTGCGAGTGACAACCTAACCAACGCAACTACAGACCTTTCGAGTCTGACCAACACGTTTGCTCCAGACTATATGCAGTACATGCCTGAATATAAGGAGCTTATTGAGGCAGCAGAAAGACGTGCAGGTTTAGCCGATGAGCGAGGTCGCAAGGAAGCGGCTGCTCAAGCACTGATCCAACTTGGCGCAGGCATTGCTGGTGGCAATCTTGCTGGTGGAATATCAAAAGCTGGTGAGACCGCCGCAGATATTAGGCGTGAAGCTAGGACGGAAGCGAGTGCTGAACGGCAGCTATCAGAGCGCATGAATATGGCTCAACAAGAAGCTCGAATGAACCTTGGTATCAAGAGCGAAGCAGCGAGACAGCAAGCCATTGAGAAACAAAATGATCGAGCACTAGCTGCATTTGAAAGTGATCGTCGTGCAGAGCTTGAAAAGCTAGGGTTAGATGGCGCAAATCTGAGGGCGCGACTAGGTCTAGAAATGGAAGCGGCTAAACTAAATGTTCTTACAGGCGAGGGCGACAGAAAGGCTGCGTTTGATCGTATCGCTGGCATAGTTGCCGCTGAAAGATACGGAGATTTGGCGTTGGCGGATCAGACTGGTCTTGTTCGCGCTCAACTGGCGGCATTCTCAAGCACCATTGAAAAAGTGATGGAAGACTATATAGCGAACAATCCGAGAGCAACGCCGCAGCAGATAGCAGACCATGCTACGAAGATGGCTGATGCTTTGGGCATACAGAGCTTGGATAGCCTCAAGGCACAGCGAAGCGCAGAATCTGGAGGCGTTGGCTCCGGTAGCGGTGTTAAAGAACCCCAAGCAAATACCTCGACGGCAACCGAACTGTCTGCCACAACAGACGAAGATCTCCTTGGACTAAGGAACCTGTAAGTTGGCAAATCCTCTAGCCTCTTTCAGGGAGCGGTATCCAGAGTACGACGATATGTCGGACTATGATCTTGCCGATGCTTTGTACAAAAAGCAGTACTCTGATATGGACAGGGGCGAGTACTTTAACAAGCTGGGGATTAACGCCGCCTATGAAGAGATGAGCGGCACCGACTACGCCCTTGGTTTGGGCGGCGAGATGGTGGCTGGTGTGGGCCGTGGCCTTGGTAAAGGCTTACTTGGCATCGGTGCCGGTCTAGCGGGTATCGCTGACGCTGCAACGAACAAGGTTGGCCTCGAAGATCTTATCGATAGCGGCGAAGACAACGAGCTAATCAGGCTTGCTAATGAGGGCAAGAGAGCCATCGATGACTCTATCGGTGTTGGCGATGCTTACAGAGACTCCTATGCCGTCAAGGTGTCAGAGGCTTTAGGATCGATTGCATCCTTTGCCGTGCCCGGACTGGGTGTTGCTGGTGCTGCTGGCAGGCTAGGTGCCGGTGTTGCAGCAAGAGGTGCTGCCGGTTCTGGAGCGACTTATGTAAGTGGCGCTGGTTTTGGCGCAGATGATCAGCTTCAGAGAATCGAAGCATCTAGAGCCAAAGGTATAGAGGTAGATCAGGATACCGCCGATAACGCAGTGCTGGCGGGTATGGTTGTTGGACTCTCGGAGGCATTCACCCCGTTGTCTGTTCTCAAAAAGGTACGAGGACTCAAGGAGCCGAGAGATCGATACAACGATCTTGAGAGGATAAAGAAAGATGCGCTTGAAGCTGGTGACGAGGTTGCAGCAACCCGTGCTTTGAACGAGCAGCTAGGTATACAGCGGCAGATGTCCCGCGTCATGAACAGCACGGATCGCGTAGTCAGCGCACTCAAGACTGGCACCGTGGAAGCCACGCAAGAAGCAGTCAATAGCCTTCTTCAAGATACCATCCAGTCTGGTATGTACGATGACAGCATAGAAATAGGCGACAGTCTTTGGGATGACCTGACTGTTGGTTTCGGCGCTGGTGCCTTGGTCGATGGGATCTCTGTTGGTGTTGCAAACAGGCGCAACCGCATCATGCGTCAATCTCTAGAAGAGAAAGAGGTAGAACTTAGAGAAGAAGAAGAGGAGCAACGAGAGAACTATTATCAAGCGGCAGATAAGGCCCGTAGAGAGGCTGAGAGGGACGATAGACTTAGGCGGGAGCAAGACTACGCGACTCTAAAAAAATTAGGTATAGCTCCATCTAGAGAGGAGCAGATCGCTGCAATAGGCGAGTCTGTGCGTAAAGGCGTTCCGTTTGATTCAAAGCAGGAAATAGATAAAGACTCTAAGCTTGAGTATGGGTCTTCTACTGATACTGAATATAATAAGCGCGTCGGCAGGTTCTATGCGTCACAGATTGCTAGAGATGCGGCTCAGAAGGACGGTGAGTTCCCAGATGCAGGGACGTTTACAATTGTTCCAGAAGAAGCTGTAGACGTAAGGGTCGATCCAGAAACCAACAAAGTCATTGAAGAAATTCCCGTTGTTCAGTACAAGGTTGTTCACTCACTAAGCGGTCAAGAGTACGGCACTCGCGCAAAGGAGTATGAGTCCGCTGCCCACCTTGCATCTAACCTCAATCGAGAGCTAATCAATCGCAACGTCACAAACTCCGTCATCGATTCGATGGATCTTTCCCCTGAGGCATACACGTCACAGCAAGCAGAAGCACTGTTCATGGCAGGCCAGAGGTTGGTCAGACCAGAGAATATGTCGGTCACTGCTGAAGTCTTGAATGAAGCAGGCAGAACCACCTCTGGATTTGGAACAAAGTATCTCGAAGGTCGATCAATAGACTCGCTGCACATGGAGCAGTACGGAGTCCCTCCGCTTACAGATCGCGGAGAAAAGATATACAAGCCTCTCTCAAACCTTACCGTTGCTCAAGAGATCAACTACAAGCGTAGGCAGCAGGGTCTGCCAGAGAAAGATAGCTTTACGCTGCCAGAGGCTAGGACGGCTCTAGGAGATGACTTCTATCGTGTCTTTGATGTGATGGCTGGGGTCAAAGAGACCGCGCCTACTGATCAAATCACAGACTTTGGCACCATTGGTGACAAGATATCCAAGAGCAGGGAAGAGTATAAAAGCGATCTAGCCACCAAGCAGGCGATACAATCTACGTTGCAGTCCAAGAACATTGTTGCAGACGTAGAGTCTCCTGCGATGCGGTATGTGTTTGAGCAGATTGTAAACGAGAGCAAGATCTCTAGCATGTCACCATCACAAAGGCTTGTGTTGGTATCCGAGCTTAGTCGATTGCCCATTGTCCCCGGCGATGCTCCTGTTGGACTTCCCGATTTCACTCCTAAGCCGTACACCCGAAAGCTATACAACGAAACCCTGACTCATGTGCAGTCTACTGGTGATGGATCTATAGAGAACATCCAAGACTTCATCGCAGACAAGATTGATGATCGAAGGCTAAACGTTACAGCATCAAAGTTACGCGAAGCCCTGACGGGTTCCGGCGTGATCAGTGCTGATGGCTCTGTTCCAGAGCTACAGGCGTTGCCTTCTCCTGACGCTGACCCAGTATTTGAGACGCAACCATATACAGAAGAAAGAACCTCTGAGCTTGCACAGAATTTAGAGGCAAACCTTCAAGAGAAGCTGCGTGGTTTCGGGTTAGAAGACGTTAAGCTGCGTGTGCTTGATGTCCTGAAGTATGGGCCAGTTACTCGTGATGGTCAGATGATCCTGACAGGCGAGGCGGTAGAGACCGATAAAATCAAGAACGCTCTGGGATACTTCAATCGCGTCCCTAAGACCACGTTCTTGGCAATCGATAGAGCAAACACCATAGCCAGAGACGAAAGCCCTGAGGCTCGTGAGGCTGCTCTAGCGGAGATACTAGACCACGAGGTGGTTCACGCTCTGCGAGAGATGGATCTCTGGACAGACGCCGAATGGAGCCTGTTGGAACGCGCAGCGAAGACGCGCACTTTCCCCGGCACAGGCAATGAAACCTTCTTGAACAATGCCCAGAGCAGGTACAAAGACCTGTCCCCGGTAGCGCAGATGGAAGAAGCCGTAGCAGAGCTTGTCCGGTACATGCGTAAAGACAAGTCTTTGGTTACCGGCAAGCCTCACCGGATGGTTGAGCGAATGTACGGATTTGCTGAACGCCTTGCTAACGCCCTGCGAGGCTCTGGTTTCCAGAGCTTTGGGGATGTAATAGGAAAGATTGAATCCGGCGAGATAGGTCAGAGAGAACGAGGCAAGGTAAGAACCCTGCGCTCTGTAGAACGCGCCCTTGGTGCAGTGCCTGAAAGAGGAATCGGTCAGCCTATTGACGAAGAGCAAGACCGACTAGGCATACCCGCTGACCCAGAGATTGCTGCCGCTAGGAAGTCATCTAGTCCTATAGAGAATCTGGTTGATAGAGCGAAGACCAAGTACGCCAGCTACAACTCCGCCGTGGAAGAGGAGTTCTTTGGTAACTTCTGGCCCAAGGTCATGGCTGAGATCAAGGGCACAACAGACCCAAGCAACGTTAGGACTGCGGCAAAGAGAGCCATCAGGGATGTGCAAACGTTTGTGTCTCAGAATCCAAAGTACGCGGATTACTATGCTGAAGACATGAAGGCGATCCGCGCCTCGCTTGAGCAAGAGTATGGCGAGATCAGCGACGATGACATGTTGTTCTATCAGGTTGCGAACGGCCTCACGTCACCCGCCACGGTGCTTTCTGCAAACGTTGGTGACGCTCTCAACATTCTTGAACTGTACAAGAAAGAGGGAAACCTAGATCAGATAGAGCTAGGACTAAGCCCCAAGGGTAACAGAGTAGTCGCAAGTTCTCCGTTCCAGATCTCTGGCACCACCGCCCCTACAAAAGCTATGTCGCTGAAGGTGTTCGACAGTATCGTCAAGCAGTTTGCCAATGAGCCTAACCCAGTCAAGGCCGCGATGGATTACATGCGCGAGGGTGTTTCTGTCAAAGAGCTTCAAGCCTTCAACAGGAAGATGGGGTACAAGAGTAATGTCTCTGGCATGGGCGCTATCAAATCGCTTGTGAGAGAAGCCACTGGTCAAGATGAATTGATCCCAAGAATGTTCATCTTCGGCAAGAAGATTGGTGCCTACACCCTGAACTTGACGGGGGACTCACGGTACACGACAATCGACGTATGGGAATCTAGGTTTATACGCAGCTACTTTGAAGGATTGTTCGAGAAGAACACCGGGGTGCCTGTAACCGTAGATGAAGATGCTTTGTTCCAAGACTTCTCCAAGATATTCAAGGAGGAGTACGACAAGGTATCTGGCAAAGCTAATGACCCCGCAGCGTTACAGGCTATGCGGTGGTTCTACATGATCAACGCAGCTAAGGAAGCTGGCTACAGGGGCGCTTCGACCAATGAAACAATCTCCGAAATCACAGCAAGGCAACTCGCTAGATCTAGAAAACGACGCGAAGATCGCCGGTCAGAGAGCGATGGAACGCCTAATACGCAAGTACTCGCGGCCCGGATCGATGACTCTGAAAGAGCCGTCGAAGAGTTCGAGTCAAGGCACCCAGTCGGATCAGTAGCCTACGCTGCAAATCAGAACCCGGAACACAAACGTGCGGTTGCCCAACAAGAGTTGCTTGATGGTGCCGATCCGCTTTCTATCCAGTCTGGAAGCTACAGTCTGGGCAAGAAGTTTATCTATCAGGTGCAAGATAAGTTTGTTGGTCTCAAAGACATTGAGGATCAGGTTAATCAGTGGAGGCGCAGCAACGGCCTTCAGGATCTGACTGAAGAACAGTCCCCCTACAGGGGCGAAGAAAGTATCCCCGGCAAGATTGGCTTTGCAGTTGGCGAGTTCGATCAGAACAGGAAGAAGCCCCTTGCCAAGAAGATCGCAAAGCTAGGCATTCCGCTTGATGAAGTAGATGAATACCTGACGCTGCGTCATGCGATAGAGCGTAACAAAACCATCAGCCTGCGAGATCCGCAGCGAGACCCAGAGAAGAACCCCGGATCAGGACAGCTAAAGTCCGGCGATGTTTTGACAGACTCGTTTGTCAAAGACCGTATGTTCAACAGGTACGGCATGTCGTGGGACGATGCGTCAGGAACGTGGAGCGGCGGCAACGCACGAGGCAAGAAGTTACAGGACGTTGCGGCAGACGCTGACCAGATCGTCAGAGAAACCATGAACACCACCGTCGCTGGCGGATTGATATCCAGACAGAACGCAGATGTCATCATGGGTGCCTACAAGTATTACGCGCCCTTGAGAGGCAAGGACATAGAGGACGATTACGCCGAGAACATTATCGTAGGCAGCAGCCTAAGCACCAAGGGTAAAGAAACCCTGAGAGCTATGGGTCGAGAGTCAGCAGCGATGTCGCCTCTTGGTCACATCTTGCTGAACGCAGAGCGAGGCATTGCCCGGAGCATCAAGAACAAAGAGTTTGGTCAAAGGTTCGTAAACCTAATCAACTCGTCACCAGACCCAGAGTTCTGGGAGGTGATATCCAAAGACAACCCTCGCATGTCCAGAGGGTTCGAGAAGAAGTTCACATATGTTGGGCAAGACCCTGAACTGCAAGGCCGCAAGTTTACGGAGATTCCAGAGGGCGCTAACCCGAAGGAGTTTCTACAACTGATAACGGTGAAGCCAGACTTCCTGTCACCAGCGATGGACTCTGATCTTATCGGGGTGAAGATCAACGGTGAACAGCAGTACATCAGGATCAACGATGCCAGACTGCGTGACGCAGTTACTGCCTTTGACGTGGGAACAATCGATAGTCTGGTCGCTAAGTTTGGTGTTGTGAATCGATGGTTGTCGATGGTCAATACATCCCTAAACCCAGAGTTTGTTATTGGCAACTTCTCTCGTGATGTGCAGACAGCCGTGCTGAACATCCTTGGTGAGCAGGACATGAGCAGCGGCAAGGCCAAGGATCAGGCTCTAGTCAATCAAGTCCTCAAGGATGTCATCCCGTCTATGGGTGTGTTTTACAAAGGCTTGAGGCGATATGACCTGAAGGATGAAACCTTGAGAGGATCGCTTACAGGGTTGAGCAGCAAGGACAGAGCAGACTTCATAGAGTTTATGCAGGCTGGCGCGAAGGCTGATTGGTTCCACTCACGCCCCCCAGAAGATCAAGTGAAGACCATACAGGCCATGATTGACATGGCTAATGGCACCACCAAAGGGACGCTGATGAAGCGTTTTGAACAGGTTAGTGAATTCGTTGAAGACACAAACTCAGCGGTAGAAAACGCTGTGCGATTTGCTGCGTTCAAAGCATCACGAGACCGTCTCCTAGACTCAGGCATAGACCGAGATGTCGCGGTAAAACGAGCAGCTAGTCTAGCCAAGAACCTGACTATCAACTTCAACCGTAAGGGCATGGCAGGTGACGCGCTTAACTCTTTGTTCCTGTTCTTCAATGCCAGTGTTCAGGGCACCGCAAACTTTGCTAGGGGATTGTTCGGGCCGAAAGGCAACCCGTTCAGTGCAGAGGCCAGCCGTATCAAGCAAGGTGCTGTTGGTGGGTTGATGATAATGGGCGCACTGTCCGCTATGCGAGGCGAAGAGGAGAGCGAAGAGAACCCCATAACTGGTAGGTCGTATTACTCCGAGATCCCCGACTACGTCAAAGAGCGGAACATGGTGATCATGGCGGAGAACGGCAAGGACTACTACACGATACCGCTGCCGTATGGATACAACACATTCCACGTTATCGGTCAGTCTGTATACGAGATGGGGCAAGGCAACATCTCACTGAACAAGGCGACCAGCAACATTCTCAGCACGTTCATGGGATCGTTCTCACCGATAGGGTTCTCTCCAATCCCGACGATTATGCAACCCGGATACGAGATTGCCGCTAACGAGAACTTCTTTGGTAGTCCTATCTACAGGGAGAACACAGGGTTCGGTACACCGCTGCCCGACGCAGAGCTAAAAATGGGCGGCACTAGAGCGCCGTTTGTGGCGATGGCGAAGTTCCTAAACAACTTCTCCGGTGGCAACGAACAGCAGTCTGGCAAGGTTGATATATCCCCTGACGTTCTCGAACACTACGCCGAGTTTCTTCTTGGTGGTGCCGGGACGTTTGGTCTGCGTAATCTGGACGCAATCGAAAAGTGGTCATCGGGCGAGAAGCTTGAGACCAGAGAGATCCCATTCCTGCGTAGGGTCAAAGGCGAACCCAACATGCAGCAAAGCACATCAGATTATTATGATCGCAAGTTCAAGCTGCAACAGCTTCAGGCACGAGCAGATGCGTTGAAAGGATCTGAGAGGGTCAGGTTCATTGAAGACAACAGAGACAAGCTGTCTCTTGGTCGTAGCATGAAGGCAACAGAGAGGCGTTTGATGGAGTTGCGTAAGCGCAGAAATGCTGCTCGTGCTAACGCCAAGAGATCACCGGAAGCGGCTAAGAGAGCTGCTGAGATAGAGCGAGATATGTACGATGAGATCGCCGCAGAGCAGGGCAAATTCAACAAGCTCTACGACGATCTAGTGGGACGGACTAACTAGCTCTAGGATCGTCGCCCATTGAGTAGCGTGTGTACCAGATGTCCTTAGCCTTATCCAACATGGCACTATCAAGGCCGCCCTTCTTGCCAGCCCTCCACTTGTACTTGAACGCAGAGATCTCTGCATACTCTCTGACGCGCTGCTCGCCAAACACTGCGACCATAGCATCGATACATTCGATACCGCTGCCGGTGTAGTGTGCTGGTCGATTCGCAGTTTCATGGGGCGACTCATCTTCAGAACCTAAGGTCATAAGATCCTCAACGTTCCAAGTCTCAGGCTCTACCGGCGCGACT